CCTTTCCGTGATCTGCCTGATGATCGTGGTCGAAACGGTCCAGTCGGCATTGATCTGGCGTGAGATGAGGCGGGCGCGCTGTCCGGGTCCGCCTCACGATCTCGTCCCGTGACGCATACCGTTGTCGGGGCGCTGATCGGACAGATTGGCTACCCCTGAGTTTTGGCATCCGCCGCTCAGGGTCCGTCATTTGCGCCGCTCAAGGAGGCTGTAATGCTTGTGTGGGCGCTGAAAGACCCCGATGAATCGGTGTGGCGCGAGCTGGACTGGCGCGACCATTCTTCATGGATTGCCGGCGACTTTATCACCATGGCCACATTCTCGCTTTCGACTGCTGCTGGAATGACCATTGCCGCTAGCGAGGATGACGGATGCACGGTGTCTCGGGTTCGGCTGGCCGGCGGCACGTCCGGACAACGAGGCAAGGTTCTGTGCCAGGTCACGACCGACGAGGGACAGACGCTTCAACAAACCGCAACGATCTTGATTAGGTCACGGTGAGTTGAAAATCTTTCAAGATTTCAAGTGAGGAACCGATGGCTGGACACGGCGGCTCGCGTCCCGGCGCCGGACGAAAGACTGGCGGCGTCAATCGGGTCACTAAGGAAGCGATCGACAAGGCGAAAGCCGGCGGCGAAATGCCGCTGGATTTCCTGCTTCGGATCATGCGTGATGAAGCGGCTGACGAGGCCAAGCGCATAGACTGTGCGAAGGCCGCCGCCCAATATGTGCATCCCAAGCTCACAAGCGTGGAGGCCAAGGTGGACGCTTCGCTGAGCTACGAGGAAAGGTTGCGGCGGCTCGCCGATGGCGGTTGATGAGCTGCTGGAGCAGTTCGGGGACTTCGAGTTCTATGCCCCCCGCGCATTGTGGATCAAGCCCAAGATCGGGCGTCCGCAGCCGTTTCGGCTGAACCGGGCGCAAAAGTATCTTCACGAGCGCCTGGAGGCTCAGCTTGCCGAAACCGGCAGGGTGCGCGCGCTTGTGCTCAAGGGAAGGCAGCAGGGCGTTTCGACCTATATCGGTGGGCGTTTCTACCATAAGACGACCCGGACGTTCGCGACCAGAACGTTTATCCTTACCCACGAACAGGCGGCGACCGACAACCTGTTCGGGATGGTCGATCGCTATCACGACCATTGCCCGGAGGAACTAAGGCCGCAGACCGGCGCGGCGAACGCCAAGGAGTTGAGTTTCCCCCTGCTGGACAGCGGCTATGAGGTCGGCACGGCGGGAACGAAATCGGTTGGCCGGTCCAAAACGATTCAGTTGTTCCATGGCTCGGAAGTCGCATTCTGGCCGAATGCGGCAAGCCACTTCGCGGGGGTTGTGCAAGCGGTCGCCGACTTGCCGGGGACCGAGATCATTCTTGAGTCCACCGCGAACGGAGTCGGCGGCGAGTTCCACGAACGCTGGCAGCAGGCCGAGGCCGGCCAGGGCGATTACATCGCGATCTTCATCCCGTGGTTCTGGCAGGAGGAATATCGCCGCGAAGTGCCCGATGGCACGATCCTGACCGACGAGGAAGAGGCATACAAGGCGGCGCACGGCCTGACCGACGAACAGATGGCGTGGCGGCGCAACAAGATCGCCGAGCTCAAAGACCCGATGTTGTTCATGCAAGAGTATCCGGCGACCGCCGCCGAGGCGTTCCAGATGTCGGGCCACGACAGTTTCATCAAGCCCGTTGCGGTCCTGGCGGCGCGCCGGGCGGAACTTGAGGGCATTGGCCCCAAGATATTGGGCGTCGATCCCGCGAGGTTCGGCGACGACCGATTCAGCGTGGCGATGCGACAGGGCCGCAAGGTTCACTGGGTCGAAAGCCGGTCGAAGATCGATACCGTTGCCGGGGCGAACTGGGTGCGTCAGCTCGTCAACGAGCATCGTCCGGCGAGGGTATTCGTGGATGTCGGCGGGCTTGGGGCCGGTGTCGTCGATTTGCTGAAAAGCTGGGGCGTGGACTGCGTTCCCGTCAACTTCGGCGGCGAGCCCCAGGATAGCGTTCTCTTTCTTCCCGATGGCACCAAGCAACCTGGGGCGCGAAATCGCCGCGCGGAGATGTGGACGCGCTCGCGCGACTGGCTGAACGAAGAGGGCGGCGCGGACATTCCCGATCGGGATTCGCTTCAGGCCGATGCCTGCGGGCCGTCATATCAATACGACGCTAACCAGCGGGTGCAGCTCGAAAGCAAAGAGCACATGCGTAAGCGCGGCATTCGCTCGCCCGACGAATGGGATGCGATTGCACTGACGTTCGCTGAGCCGGTCCTGGACGAAGAGCCGCTTGCGTTCAACTTCTCGCATGGCGCGGGGTTCGGAGGTTAGCAATGGCCGATCGGTTCGCTTGGCCGGAAGAAGCCAGGGAGCGCGGAAACCGCATCATCGCCGCCCTTTGCGGAATCTCTCGGCGGCGCGGCGGCAAGCCGTGGTGCCTGACCCCGGAACAGTGCGCCCGCTATCCCAAGGAACATGCGAATGGCGAATGAAGACGCCGATTTCCTCCGCCTCGCAAGGGAGCGGTTCCAGGCCGGCCTTGACGCCGACAAGGAAAATCGCAGGCGCGACGAGGCTGATCGCAAGTTCTTCAAGGGCGAGCAATGGTCGAAGGACGAGGTTCGCGACCGCGCCGGACGCATCACGCTTCGCATCAACCGCCTGCCGCAGTTCGTCAAGCAGGTCACTGGCGAGATGCGCCAGAACAAACCCGCGATCAAGGTTTTGCCCAAGGAGGAGGGCAACGAAGAGCTCGCCAAGGTCTATTCGGCCATTATTCGCCACATCGAAAGCCTGTCGGACGCGCACCGCATCTACAACAAGGCCGCCGAACAGGCGGTGATCGGCGGGATCGGCTGGTATCGCGTCCTTACCGAATATCTGGACGACACCAGCTTTGAGCAGGAAATCCAGATCAAGCCGATCCGCAACCCCCTTTCCGTTGTGATCGATCCCGATGCGCGGGAATTGACGCGGCACGACATGAACTGGGCGTTTGTGACCGAGCTTGTGTCGAAGAAGAAGTTTGAGAAGGATCACCCGGACATCGCGACGGTCGATTTCCAGACCGCGACATCGGAATATGCCCAATGGCGCCAAGGCGAGTTCGTGCGGGTTGCAGAATATTGGTATCGCGAACCCGTAACCAGGACTCTGGCGCTGTTTTCGGACGGCTCGACCGATTATATCGACGACCTTGATCTTGACGAACTGAACGCCGTTCGCGTCGGGGGCGGGCTGGAGCCGATTCAGGTCGTCCGCGAGCGCAAGGTCGAATGCCACCCGGTCAAGTGGTGCCGCATGACCGGCGCTGCGGTCATCGACCGTGGCGAATGGAAGGGCAAGTGGATTCCGTTAATCCCGGTCGTCGGCGAGGAAGTCGAGGCGGGCGACGAAATTTTCCGTCACGGCCTCATTCACCACGCCACCGACGCGCAGAAATCCTATAATTACGCCCGCTCGGCGATGGTCGAGCATATCGGCAATCAGCCGAAGGCGCCGTGGCTCGTCACGGCGAAGATGATCGCCAAGTTCAAGGCAATGTGGGAGGGCGCGAACAAGGGCAATCCCGCCGCGCTGGTCTACGAGCCCGATCCGGCGGCGCCGGGGCTTGGCCCGCGCCGCGAACCCCCACCGCAAATGCCTGTCGCCTGGTATCAGGAGGCACAGGTCGCCGACCAGGACATGAAGGCGACGACCGGCATTTACGACGCATCGCTAGGCAAGTCAGGCAACGAGACCTCGGGCCGGGCGATCATTGCCCGAGACCAGCAGGGCGAAACCGCCACTTATGTCTATGTGGACAATCTCACGGCCTCGATCCGCCTGTGCGGGCTGATGCTGGTAGACCTGATCCCTCATATTTATTCGGACGACCGGATTGTCCGCATTATCGGCGAGGACGGCGGGATCGAGGAATACGCCCGCATCAACACCATGCTTCCCAGCGGCACGGTGTTCAACGACATTTCGCAGGGGGCCTACGATGTCGAGGTTACGACCGGCCCGGCCTATGCGACCAAGCGCCAGATGGCTGCCGACAACATGATTCAGCTCGCATCGCAGGTTCCGGCAATCGGCCAGGTTGCGGGCGATTTGATCGCCAAGGCGCTTGACGTTCCTTATGCCGACAAGATCGGCGAGCGGCTTCAGATGATGCTTCCGCCTGGAATCGATCCGGAGGCGGACAAGCGCCGCATGGAGCGCCAGATGGAATTGCAGCAGGCCATGGGGCCGCCGCAGCCCGATCCCGCGCAGGAGGCAATGTTGGCCGAGCAGGTCGGAAAGGCCCGCAAGGTCAACGCCGAAGCGGATCGGATTGTCGCTCAGGCGCAATATGAGATGCATGTCAGGCCGATAGAATCCGGCCTGCGCTACGGAATGCAGGGGCAACCCTCTTCGCCTACCGGGGCGTAAAACCGGGCTCACCAGCCCAAGCGGGCGCAACCCAAGGAACATAAATGAACGACCTGACCGACGCCGGGAACGGCGGCGCGGAGAACGAGGCTGTCGCCGAAACTCCGCAGGTGGAAAGCCCCTCGGAAGACACCGCCGAGCAGCAGACCGGGGCTGACGAGCCCGGCCAAGCCGACGAAACCGGCGACACGCCAAAGCGCAAGCCTTGGTGGGAAAAGCGTTTCGACGAATTGACGGCCAAGCGATACGACGCGGAACGGGAGGCCGCTTACTGGCGGGGCATTGCCGAAGGGCGCACCCCGAACCAGCAGGCAACCGAAACGCGGCAGGACGGGCCGCCGAGAGAAGATCAGTTCGATTCCTACGACGAATACGAACAGGCGCGCATTGATTATGCGGTGGAGCAGCGATTGCGCCAGGCCGAGGCGGCCAAGGCACAACAGGCGGTGCTCCAGACCTACGAAGAACGGGTGGCGCGGCTGAGAGAGGCCAAACCGGACTACGACAGCGTGGTCAACAATCCGACGCTTCGGATCACCCCGATCATGGCCGATGTGATTCGCGAAAGCGACGCCGGCCCCGAGGTCGCCTATCATCTCGGCACCAATCCACAGGAAGCGGCGCGCATTGCGGCTCTTCCGCCCCATCGCCAAGCCGCAGAACTGGGCAAGCTGGAAATCAGGCTGAGCTCGACCGCCCAGCCACAGGCAAAGCCCAACCGCAATCCTCCGCCCCCGCCGCCACAGACGGTCGCCGGCCTGTCCAACGGGCTCAACAAGGCTCCGGAAGACATGTCGATGGCCGAATATGTTGCGGCGCGAAAGGCGGGGCAAATCTAACCGGACTCCACGCCGTGAGGCGTCGCGTCCCAGCGCCCCTTCGGGGGCCAGAAGGAACCCCATAAATGGCTAATTCGGTAATTACGCCGACCATCTTCGCCAAAGAGGCGACGATGATCCTCGAAAATGAACTCGTGATGGCCAAGCAGGTCTATCGCGGGCTTGAAAGCGACTTCAGCGGCACTGTCAACGGCTACTCGAAGGGCGACACCATTTCGATGCGGAAGCCCACGGACTTCACCGTCCGCGACGGCGCGACCGCCTCGAACCAGGACGTGGTCGAGGGCAAGGTGTCCCTGACTGTCGATAAGCAGAAGGGCGTCGATTTCAGCTTCACTTCGAAAGAGCTGACGCTGAACATCAAGGATTTGTCCGAGCGAGTTATCAGGCCGGCGATGATTCAGCTTGCCAACCAGGTGGACCGCGACTTGATGGCGCTCTATTCGACCGTTCCCAACTGGGTCGGGACGCCGGGGCAGACGATCAACTCCTTCGCCGATTTCGCGAAGGGGCCTGAGCGCCTGGACGAGCTGGCCGTGCCTCAGGATCGCGTTGCGGCCCTGTCGCCCGCCGACAACTGGGGCCTCGTCGGCTCGCAGACCGCCTTGTATATCCAGGGCGCTGCGAACGAAGCGTATCGCAAGGGCAACCTTGGGATGATCGCCGGCGTGGACACGTTCATGTCGCAGAATGTGCCGACCCACACGGTTGGCCCGCTCGGCGGCACTCCGCTGGTCAACGGCGCGGGGCAAACCTCGGCCTACACGGAGGTCAAGGACACGAACACGCAAAACCTGGTCACGGACGGATGGACGGCTGCGGCCGCCGCCCGCCTGAAGGCTGGCGACATCATCACCATTGCCGGCGTCAATGCCGTCAATCCGGTGACGAAGGCCGATCTCGGCTTCCTGCGCCAGTTCGTGGTCAACGCCGACGTTTCGTCCGATGCGACCGGCAATGCCACCCTGTCGATCAGCCCGGCGATCATTACCTCAGGCGCGTTCCAGAACTGTTCGGCGGCTCCGGCGGACAACGCCGCGATCACCGTGCTGGGCACCGCTTCGACCAGCTATCGGCAGAACCTGGTGTTCCACAAGAACGCCTTTGCGCTGGCGATGGTCCCGCTGGTCGCTCCTCCGGGGGCGGTGGACGTGGCGCGTGAGTCGCTGAACGGCGTGAGCGTGCGCGTGATCCCGTATTACACGGGCTCCACCGACACGTCGGCGTGGCGTCTCGACATCCTTTACGGTGTCAAGGCGATCGACCCGCGCCTCGCTGCGCGCCTGTCGGGCTCGGCCTAACGGACTGAGGGAGGGGTTTGACGCCCCTCCCTCTTTTTCCTCCGGAGAGATGCGAATGGCGACTGCGCTCGATCTCGTCACCCGCGCGATGCGGAAGCTCAGGGTCATCGGCTCTGGCGAGGAGCCGACTGCGGCCGAGGGCGCGGACTGTCTGTCGGCGCTAAACGACATGCTTGCGATATGGGAAATCGAGGGCATCGACCTCGCCCCCACGGCCCTTGTCCTGTCGGACACCATCGACCTTCCAGACAGCCACATCGAGGCGCTTTGCGCCAATCTGGCGATAGCCATCGCCGACGATTTCGGAGCGCAGGTCTCCCCGCTCCTTCATGCACGGGCCGAAAGCGGGAAGGCGTCGCTCATGGCCTATCATTTCGCCATTGCGGACCTTGCCAGCGACCATTCGCTTGCTCGCCGCAATCTGGCAACCGACGACTGATGCGCATCCCCTACGGGGCGCGCTCCTATCGCCGCGACAACCTGCCGGAACTGCGGCTCGAAAACATGTTCGTGGAGCAATCCCCGACCGACGAAACCGGGGTCGTGTTGCTGTCCCGCAAGGGGCTCGCGCTTTCAGCCACACGCGGCACCGGAACGATCCGGGGCGTGTTCCAGCAGGCCAATGTCTTTTCCGGCGACACGTTCGTGGTCTCGGGCTCAACCCTTTACCGAAACGCGACTAATATCGGGACCATCACCGGCTCCGGCCCCGTGTCGTTCGCGGCCGGGGCGACCAACGAACTGGCGATCAACGCCGGGGCGTCGATTCACCGCTATGACGGCTCGACCCTCGCCACGGTGGCGTTCCCGGACACCGCCAATGTCCGCAAGATTCTGTTCCACGACGGCCTTTACCTCGCGCTGAGGGACGCGACGCACAAATGGTATTGGTCGGCGGTTCTCGATGCGGACACATGGGACGCGCTGGATTTCGCGTCCGCCGAGTCCAAGCCCGACACGCTTCTGGACGCCGAAGTCCTGAACGATGTCCTGTGGCTGTTCGGACAGGAAACCATCGAGCCGTGGGCCAACACCGGCAACGCCGATGCGCCTTATCAGCGGATCGAGCTCGGGCTGATCTCGAAAGGCATCCACTCGACCGGGGCGCTGACCGAGCTCGACCAGGCGCTGCACTTCGTTGGCAACGACAGCATCGCCTATTCGCTGCGGGGCGGCGCACCGGAGCGCATTTCGGATCACGGCATCGAGGAGCGCATTGCCGCTTCCGCGACCGTTTCCTGTTTCGCTTTCATTGATGAGGGTCACGCCTTCCTGTGCGTCCGCCTCGACAGCGAAACCCTGGTCTATGACATCGCCACCCGTGAATGGACCGAGTTTTCCAGCGGCGCGGAGAATTGGTTTGCCCGCTGCGCGACGAAGGCCGGGGACACGCCCATGTTCGGCGGGGATTCGGGCAAGGTCTATGTGCTCGGCGGCTGGCAGGACGAAGGCAACGAACTGACTCGCCTGTTTACCGCCGCCGTTCCGATCGAGGGCGAAACCCTGACGGTTGACAATCTGCGGGTCCATGCCGGGGTCGGGACGACCGAAGTGCTTGTCGGTCAAGGATCGGCCCCGCTGATCGAGCTGGCCCTGTCCAGGGACGCCGGAAAGACGTGGAGCGACATGGACCCCGCCGCTCTTGGGGCAATGGGCGACTATCGCGCATCCCCGCGCTGGCGGCGGCTGGGAATGTTCGATCATCCCGGCGCGATGTTCCGCCTGAGGGTCACGGACCCGGTTCCCGTCCGGGTGAGCGGGGTCTTCATCAACGAGCGCGGCGGGGGAAGGAGCCGATAAAATGGCGGCTGCAAACAAGTTCAACAGCTTCGTCGAGGCGCTGGCCGAAAAGGTTCACAACCTCGGCTCCGATACGCTGAAGGTGATGCTCACCAACGTCGCCCCTGCCGCGACCAATACCGTCAAGGCCGACATCACCGAGATCGCTCCGGGCTTCGGCTATGTCGCGGGCGGAACGCAGGCCACCATTGCGTCATCGTCGCAAACCGGGGGCGCCTACAAGCTGGTCCTGAACGATGTCGTGTTCACCGCCTCGGGAGGATCGATGGCGACCTTTCGCTATCTCGTCCTCTACAACGACACGGCGACGAATGACGAGCTGATCTGCTGGTGGGATAACGGATCGTCTGTCACGCTCGCAGACACGGAAAACTACACGCTCGACTTCTCGGCCGCCAACGGGGCAATAACCCTTGCCTAACTACACGCTGGCCGCCGATCCCGCGAATTATGTGCTTGATCCAAAGGCGACCGGCAACGCCTGTTATGCTGACGCTGATGCCATTACCTTGTCGTTTCCCTCTGTCCTGCTTTACCGGGGATTGAGTGTCGATCTTGGCGACCTCGACCTAAGCCGACTGGCCCGCCTGTCGGTATTTAAGCCGATTGTCGATCCGCGAACCGGGCATCCGACGCAGGATCATCAATTCAACATGCAGCGGGCATTCGAGGCCATCGAGGCGGCGTTCACCCGCCTGTCCTCGGCGGTCAATGCGATTCAAGCGGCCTACAACGCGGCTTCCCAGGCCCAGGCGGCGGCGACGGAGGCGGCCAATACGGCCGCGCAGGTCACGACCGCCATCGCGGAAGTCGAAGCAACGGTCGAGGGCATTCAGGACGGCACAATCGCGCTTGAGACGATCAACGTCGGCGGGACGCAGTTCTATAATGACGGCGGCACCCTGCGAAGCACATTATGATCCGCTACGCCACGGCCGACGACATCCCCGTCATCGCGGCCTTGGGCAAGGAGTTTCACGCCGAGGCGGGCTGGGCCGACATCTGCGACTATTCGGAAGCGGACTGCGCCGAGACGCTGGCCCGCATG